TTTGTGAATCAGATAGTCTCTCCCAGCCAGGAAAGGCCCGCATTACTTCTTTAAGAGCCTGTGAGCACTCTGCGTTTTCCTTAAAGTCACCGTAACGGCTCTTTCTTTCTTTTAGGGTTTTTTCAATCATAATGCCATTGGGTAAACGCTAACTTCATCGAGATCATTTCGACCTCCGTTTTCGACAAACCCACAAGCTATTGCTGGCTTAGGCCCGTGCTTCCCGTACGCCATTGCGTAACTTTCGTGGTCAATCCCGCAGCCAGATTGCATACCGAACACCCGAAAGGAGTCACCAACCGCCCATTGCACGTAGCACTCCGTGTGATAATGCCCTTGAGCATTGCTAACCATATCAGCCTTCGCTCGCTGGATGCCCTTCTTGGCCTCTCCGTGACAGTATTTAACGCCATCTACGTGGATGCTTTCGTGGAACTTCCAATTGGGAGTTCCTAAAACTTCTGGACAACTACGAATCCAACGCTTACTGACCCCTGCACTAAAAGCCTTACGGGATACGATGCGATCATGGTTTCCTATTACCACATCAGCCTTCGGGAATGCCCTATACCAGCGTTTAACTTTCTTGATGGATAGGTCTAGCTCATCGCCAGCAGACATACCATCTGGATCTTGCTCATGGAATGAAGAATAGTGAGAGTCAATGATGTCTCCGATGAACAAAACCCTGTTGCAATTCTTTTTTCTGTACAGCTTTTTGCAAAATGACAAATATTTGTCTAAACAAAAGGGTTCGTGGAGGTCTCCTATTATCAGTAATCTATTCATTATCTATTCATTATCTATTCATAACAATTTGGAGGCTAAGAATTCTGTACACATCCCCCCGAACTCTTCGTCAGGACAACTAGTGTGTTCCTGAGTGAAATTTACAGCGTGAAAGATTTCGTGAGAGATAACGGCTTTGCATTTTTCCTGAACGTAAATTAAAATGTACGCTCCGTCTTTCCAACAAGCTCCTCGTTCGTCCCCGAACTCTATGTCAACATCTGCCCCTTGGGAGTTCACCCATTTACTGTAAGAATCAAAAGAACCGCCTACTTGACACAGGTAGACGGTAGGTAAAAAATCGCTTTCAATTTTTTTTCTAATCATAAAAAAAAAAGGGGGCCAGGGGAATATGAAAACCCAGACCCCCTTGAACCGTCAATGTATAACCAATACTAGAAAGCCCCTTCTTCTAAAGAAGAGGAAGTGTCAGATGTAGGAGAGTCTTGGAATTCTTGAAACGAATCCCAGAGTTCTCTAGCCAAAATCAAGGAGGCAGTTGCGTCTCCGCCGCGTCCAGCAGCAATCTTAAAAATCATAGCTAACGAGATAACCTCGTCTCTGTTAGATTTATTGCCTTTAGCCTGTGGTGCATCACGGGGCGGTTGTGTCACGCCCTCTGGCTTGGTGAAAGAGACCTTACGCTTACCCGTCTTGGTCTGCCCCTTGTCTACGGTCTCCACGATAGAGCCAACAGTGCCCCACCAAGGTGATTCAGACGTACCGTTAGCAAAAACGGTATCTGGAGAACCTTCTAATACAACTGCGAACGGGTACATTGTCCCGTACTTGGATTCCCAGGGATCTGAAAATCGTTCAAATGACTTTATAGTGTCCATACCTCCTAGAAAGCCATAGATTCAGGCTCTGTCAAGTCCCAATCTGACATTTTTTCATCTTTTTCTAATTTTTCTAGGTTTTGGATCTCAGTGTGAAACATCCTTCGGCTCTTTTGATACCAAAGATCCCTATAAACAAGTACACCTGAGTTCCTTTGCTTTGACACGTAGAACTTACCGTCAGGCCCATCTACCTGTTCTCCAGCCTCTAGCCTCTTCTCCTTGTCTACATTCCGCCATACCAGCACAACGGTGTGAGATGAGGCAACGATTTCCTGCCCTCCCAGAACGTGCTCGTTTTCTGGCATCATCGAGGATGAAGCCTTCTTAGCATCGCAGTGCGCAATCAAAATAACCGTGACTCGGTTATCTAAGGCGAATTTAGCAGCTTGCTTGGCGATCCTCGCCTGACCGTTCCAATCGTCCTTAGCAGTGAGGTGCATCAATGCGTCGATCACAAATATATCGCACCCGTACCTGCGATTAGCGTACAAAAAATCATCTTTTATGCTCTCCCAGGAGTTATCTACGCCCTCCTCGGATTCCACGAACCACAGTTTGTCGGCTAATATACTGACCTCATCTTCAATTTTGTCAGGATCTGGGCATTTCCCGTTCTGCATCCACAGCATCTGCATCAGCATACTTGAACTGGGAATTTCGAAGGACGCAATACATCCCCTGCGACCGTTGGCTGCCATTTCGTGCAAAAGCATCTGGTACATCAACTGGCTCTTGCCGTGTCCTGCGTACCCACCTAGCGTGACTAGTTCGCCCTCACGCAATCTGAACGGTAGTTCAGGCCACATGAACGGATTGTGTGCTTTTTCGGACTCGTATCGGTGTATTTCATCCGCAACGTCCGCTCCCAGGCTTGCTGCTGTACGTAAAGTAGGAGGATCGTTGGACTCAGCAGACTGTACTAGAGCAGGAGCATCGGTAGGACGTTTACGCAGTAAATCATTAGCATCGTTCACATCGCCTGGGTACTGCACGGTTCTACACCGCTGCAAACCGAGGCGTTTAGCTATCTCCTTTGCAGCTTTCTGACCAGCTTCGTCATTATCCATCGAGATGTATATGTTCTCGAAACGGGACAGTGCTTCGTAATCGTTATCAATCCATCCCAGATTAGACACGCCACTCGGCACAGACAAGCACGGCATCCCGACATCCATCTGATCCCAGGACATTGCGTCTATCTCCCCCTCAGCGATCAATATGCTCCTATCGTTGTCCTGCACGTTGTCCCACCCCCAGAGAGTATGCCATGCTTTTGTGCTCCAGATGTCCTTTTTCCCGTTGTTCCGCAGAACACCTGTGCTTTTCAGCATCACGTAGTTCCCATCGGCATCGTGGAACCTAGCAGCCCAGAAATCCTCGTTCACTGTACTGTACCGTTTATGTGATCGGATGCCGTACTTTTGTAGTACAGCCTCGGAGAGTCCTCTATCATGGGATAGGTATTTCATCGCCTCCGTTCCACGCATCGGCCCTAGAGCAGTGCTGCTGTCTTTAACCACAGCTGGACGTTCTACGGCTACTGCTGGTTTTAGATCATGCAGACCGCAGATACGCCTAGCCTCGACAAACGCCTCCTTCCAGTTTGAGTGTTTTCTGGCTATCAGGGACAGTATCGGTATGCACTCGCCTGTGGCTGAGTCTTTTGCGAGGTAGACGCCTCCTTTGGCTCGGAAAACTCCGCAGGATTTGCCCTTGTTCCCATCGAGATCACCCATCTCGTAGTTATTCCCACGCTTTTTGGCTTCAGGGAAATATTTATTCATAACGGTGTCGATTTGAAGTGATAACGCTAGGTTGATTTCTTGTGGTGTGCTCATAATATTTTTCTGATATGCAGAGGTTCATTTTCTGCATTATGATCCTCCTTAAACATTGATTTCTTACGATTTTCTCGCTTTTTTTCGTCCTCAGTTCGTGCCTTGACCGCATCGAAATAGTACGTGTCTACGAGCTTTTTTTCGCAAAGAGCCTTCCACCCGCCCTCGATGTACGTATCGGCGTGAGTATAATTAGGCCAGATCATGCCACCACTCCCGTGGAAGCTATCTAGAACTATCGTCCGACCTGACCTGCCCCTGACCTCTACTTTGTAATCCGAGCCCGAAAGCTCCTTAACGCGGATCACCTGACCCACGTTAGGGATGTCTGCGTAGTCCCGACGGAAGGTGACTACTGAACCTACGTCTAGCATGACATACCTCCTTGGACAAATTTCATGCCCTTAGGTGTCAAGGTCCAGCGAATAGCTTTGCTGCCACTAGGAGTCCTGCCCTTAACCGAATTACCGTCCATATCCGTCAATGCCTGCACTAGTCCAGCCTGACTGCATTCTCCTCGGCGTTTGCCGATAGAGTTCTGCTGGAGACCTGTTTTGTCGGCCAGCTCATAATCCGTCAACGCCCCCCAGTGGTGCAGCAACTCTAGAACCTTAGACCTGTTGTTCCCCGAAAAACGAGCAGCATCTACCGCTGCTTCGTGACTGGTGATTGGGTCCGTGTTTCGAGCCAAAGGCTCGTTAAATGTTAGCTGTTCCATGACTGACCTCCTGACTACTCAAAGCATTCTGCCATCTGATTTTGCCTGAGGAGGAGTAGTACTCAAACATCTGCTCTTCAGTTGCCCGTTGCTTGGCTTCGATCTCCTCCCACCAGAGAGCAGCCTCGAACTGAAGTTGATCATCTGGCTTTAAGCAGACCATTGTCTGCTCTAGCAGACCCGATATTGTAGGATTTTCGGCTCCTACTGCCTCTTTGATGTTTTTATCCATGACCTGCACCCTGTGTACTTACGCCATGCTGTCAATAACTTAACTTAATTTTACAGTTATTTAACTGGTTAGCGGGGAAACTTAAAGAAAATCGCTACGAATTTACGTCCCCTGCGGGGGAACTTAACTTTTTACCTTAGATTCACCTTTACCTTCAACTAACTAAATCAACTAACTAAATTAACTAAAAACTGTACCTTTTGTACGAAATAAACTAACTTCTTGAAAAAGGGTGATTTCAAGAAGGAACAAACATTTACAGTAACCCTAGTACTATTTAGTTATACTTTATTTATAGGTTAGTTATATGTAAACCATATGATTTACTACACTAAACCATATGATTTACTTGAGTACACCATTTGATGTTCATGGAATAGCACCTAAACTGGTTCCTGGTGTTGGCAATCAGGCGTTGGATCGCTGAATCCTCCAGCATTTGGTGTTGATTTCCTGTCTATAGGGACAAATACCGAAAGGTTCGAAGAAAAGCTCGATGTATTAGGGTGAGGGTCGCCCCCATAAACCCCCCTAGAGAGATTCGCCCTGAACGCCAAAAAGTTCTCTTTGTATTCGTCATCGTCTTCTAGTGCATCCAAGTGCTTTTTCTTGCGGTTACTAACAGTGTTCAATGTTACTTTCATCGAATCCGCTATGCACTTACCTCGCAAATCCCTTTCCATTAATGAAGCCTGAACAATTTGCCTCATCATGCACTCCAGTGGCACGTGGCTCCTAGACATCAGTACATCTTTATCTACTCCCCAGAGCAAATACGCTTGCCGAAATGCTTCCTTTGTAATCTCTTTTTCTTTCTTCGTCGGCTCTCCGTGTTTCCAAATCATAATTATTTTACGTTATCTCCTAGGTATAATTTTCTGTAATTGTGTGAACCTCTTTTCCTGAGGTACTTTTTCTCGACAAGGAACGAGATTCTATTCTGGACGCTGTTAGGGTGCTGTACACCTAAAAGTTCCGCTATAGAACGGTTGCTGGCAAAGCAGCCATCATCGGAACTGAATCCCTGCACGTAGGCAAGGATCATCTTGTCGATCTGGCGTAGTTTCGGATCTCCTAGAATTCGGGATGAGATCCATATCCCTTTTGATGGTGACATTCCTATCCCTGACCAAGATTTTATACTGCTGTCAATAACAAAGTTGTTGAGAACACAATAACAAAGTCACAAGTAACGCGAGCAAGCGTCTTGAAATCTGCTTTTTTTAAGACGGAACAAACTGCTTGGGGGAAATATTCCTTAAAAATATACATAATTATCTGAGGGATAGGTAGTTACAAGGATACTTAAAACTTCTTAATAAATGTACTTAGTAAGAACCCTAAATCAAAGTCCAGTTTTGTCATTAAACACTTGACATACCCATAATGAGCATTCTTATTTTAAATAAAATGAATCAAAAAGAATACGATCTACAGATCCGAGTTAGCAAAATCTCATACAGGATGGGATTTAAAAACGTGGTAGAGTTCCTTGAAGACAAATCCAT